ATTTAGAAGGATGTAACAAATATGATTTAGAACATTTTATCAAAAACCGAGTTAATACAAAACTAGCAGATCTAGGATATCGTCCTATTATTGGAGATGTAGATATGACTGCAGTTGACAGAATGAAATGGTTTGATCACCTCTCAGCAGGTAAACAACATACAGACTTTTTTGCAAACCGAGTAACTAACTATTCAAAAGGCCACATGGAATGGGATGCGGCTTCAATATTTTAATCATGGACAATAATTTAGTAGCAGATTACACGACTTGGGAGCGCGGTAAAGACTACCCAGAATACATGGATGAAGTAGCGCTTAGCACTATTTCAAAAGGATACCTATTACCAGGGGAAACACCCCGAAAGGCATACAGACGAGTTGCTCATGCAGTAGCAATGCGTTTACGTAGACCTGATTTAGAAAATAAGTTTTATAAATATATTTGGAATGGCTGGATTGGTTTGGCTAGCCCTGTTCTTAGCAATACTGGCACTGACAGGGGTTTACCTATTTCTTGTTTTGGCATCGATACACCAGACTCAATTAGAGGTATCGGACTTACTAATGCCGAACTCATGCGACTCACATCTTACGGAGGTGGGGTTGGAATCTCACTTAGCAGAATTAGACCACGTGGAACAGAAATCCGTGGGAATGGTAAGTCTGAAGGAGTAGTTCCTTGGGCTAAAATTTATGATTCAACTATTATTGCTACTAACCAAGGTTCAGTTCGTAGAGGTGCCTCCTCAGTAAATTTAGATATCAACCACAAAGATATTAAAGAATTTTTACAAATTCGTCGCCCAAAAGGTGATCCTAACCGCCAATGTCTTAACCTACACCAATGTGCTGTAATTGACGATTCGTTTATGAAGCGCCTAAACGATCGCGACCCAGAAGCAATGGAATTGTGGTTAGAGATTCTTAAATCACGTGTTGAAACAGGCGAACCTTATATCATGTTTAAGGATAATGTCAATAAAGCTAACCCAATGGCTTATATGATGAACAACCTTGATGTAAGTATGACTAATATTTGCACTGAAATTACACTCCATACAGACGAGGAACACTCATTTATTTGTTGTTTGTCTTCACTTAACTTAGCTAAGTATGATGAATGGAAAAACACAGATGTAGTAGAAACTGCTATTTACTTCCTTGATGGTGTAATGGAAGAATTTATTGAAAAAACCAATGGTAAAGAATCAATGATTCGTTCACATCGCCACGCTAAAAAAGGACGTGCTTTAGGTTTAGGTATAATGGGATGGCATACATTTTTACAACAAAAAGATTTACCATTCAACTCAATTGCTTCGACAGCTTGGACACACACTATCTTTAGTCAAATTAAATTACAAGCTGAAGCAGCATCACGTCAATTGGCTTTAGAGTATGGTGAACCACTTTGGTGTAAAGGAACAGGTATGCGTAATACCCACTTACTAGCTATCGCTCCAACAGTATCTAATTCACGTATTAATAGCTGTTCCGCAGGTATTGAACCCCACCCAGCAAACATTTATACATTTAATGGAGCTAAAGGAACATTTATTGTTAAAAACCCTGAATTGGAAAAAATATTAAAAGCTAAAGGGCAAGATACAAGTAAAGTATGGGATCAAATTCTAGTTGACAACGGCTCAGTTCAAAATTTACCTCATAATGTTTTAAGTGAAGACGAAAAAGAAGTATTCTTAACTTTCCCAGAGATTAACCAATTAGCACTTGTTCAGCAAGCAGCTATTCGTCAAAAGTATATTGACCAAACTCAATCTCTTAACTTATCATTTTCACCAACAGATTCACCAAAATGGATTAATCAAGTGCACATGGAAGCTTGGAAATTAGGAGTAAAAACACTTTATTACCTACGAACAGATTCAGTAATTAAAGGAGATATTGGTTCTCGCACAGTAGATTGTGTTTCTTGTGATGGGTAATATATGTATAATAAACATTAAATTAAATTAAAATGGGATTTTGGAAAAGATTTTGGGCGTTCTTAAGAAATGAAACTACCCTTGACGAAAAAGTTATTGAAAAAGTAGCTGAAGTAAAAAAAGAAGTAAGAGAAGCTAAAGCAGCAATTAAAACTGCTGTTAAAGAAACAGGTGACGTAGCTAAAGCTGTAGCTCCTAAAAAAAGAGCTCCACGCAAACCTAGAGCTAAAAAACCAGTAGCTAAAAAATCTTAATTCAATAGCCCTTTAAGGGACTCTATATGAATGAGGAGCGCATAAGCGCTCCTTTTTTTTATATTTATAATCATGAAAAAGTTCTTAATATTTATTATAAACTTAAAAATGAAAAAAATCATAGATTGGATATCCGGCCTTTTAAAAGACGAAAAAGGCACACCATCCTCAAAAAGATTCGTAGGAATCTTAGCAGGTGTTTCGCTCTGTGTAACACTTTTTGCAAATCAATTTACTGAAGAACATATTGCTCCTGCAGAATCTTTAGTTAATGCTGTCGCTGCTCTAGCATTCGGTGCTTTAGGATTAGCATCAGTTGATAAGATTTGGGGTAAAAAACAAGAATAATTATGATGCTATCCGAAAACCTATCAGTTACTGAATTTAGCGCTTCAAACACAGCTAAAAGAAAAGGTATTGACAATACACCTAAAGGTATTCACTTAGAAGCAGCTAAAGAATTAGCTGAAAATATTTTTCAACCAATTAGAGAACATTTTGGTAAACCAATTTGGTTATCTTCAGGCTATAGAAGCGAAGCATTAAATAAAGCTATTGGTGGTTCTAAAACTTCACAACATTGTAAAGGTGAAGCAATGGATATTGATATGGATGGTAGAGGAGGCCCAAATAATACTGAAATCTTTCATTATATTAGAGAAAACCTTCCATTCGACCAGCTAATTTGGGAGTTTGGTACTAATGAAAAACCTGATTGGGTTCACGTTTCGTATAAAAAAGGTGGTCCTCAAAGAGGACAAATCTTAACAGCCAAAAGAAACTCAGCTGGTAAAACTTACTACGAAAACTGGGTAGCATAAATGGCTTTCGTTTATTTAATTAAAACTCGAGATTTAGAAGAGTATAAAATAGGTTTTACAAAAGGTAACGTAGAAAAAAGGTTAAAAAATCTTCAAACAGGTTGCCCTAGTGAACTTGTTTTAGTTGAATGTTTCGAATCAAAGTTTGCTACTAAAATAGAAAGTTCCTTACATTTTATGTGGGATCACTATAGGGTAAGTGGTGAATGGTTTTATTTTCCAAATAACGAACAAAATAAATTCAACCAACTGTGCGAACAACTACATTCTAACTTCCACGCCCTAGAAAGCCATCGCAAAGAAACCTATGTAGGACTATGAAAACAAATTCTTTATTATTAGCCATTACAGCAACCGCAACTTCTATGTCATTTATTTGCTCTTACTTTTTTGAGTTATATATGGGTAACCTTGAACAGTATCTAGGTTTACTTGCAGTCATTTTCTTAGATGGATTCTTTGGAATTGCAGCTGGTATTAAACGTGAAGGATTTGAAACACGTAAAGCTGTTAGAGTATTACAACGCGCAATTACTTGGATTGCATTTTTAACAGTACTTTTAATGGTAGAAAAAGGCTTTGCAGGAACAGCTTGGCTTAGTGAAACTATTATCGTACCATTCATCATATTACAATTAATCAGTGCCCTAAAAAATGCCTCTATGGCCGGTTTTATTAAAGCAGAATTACTAAACGAAATTCTAGACCGCATAGATAATCACAAGGGCAACAGAAAATAAACGCCTATGTGGAAAAAAATTCAAGATAGAATTTTCCCCTTTATAATCGCACTCTCCGCCCTGTCGGTCTCTGCTTCGGCCGCTTTCTACTCAGTTAGTGGCCTTAGCAAACTTTTTGCTGGAGCATCGCTCCAAGTAATCATTATGGCTGGTTCATTAGAAGTAGCTAAATTAGTAATCGCTTCTTTACTTTATCAATATTGGGATAAATTAAATAAAGTATTACGTATTTATTTAACCATAGCAACTACTGTATTGATTTTAATTACATCAATGGGTATCTATGGTTTCTTATCTGCTGCTTATCAAGAAACAGCTAATAAAGCAGGTAATGTAGATGCTCAAGTAACATTAGTAGAAACAAAGCGAGATAATATTAAAGAACAACTTGCTGTTTATACTACTGAAAAAGAAAGCATTAACAAAGCAGTAGCAGATTTACGAGCAGGATTGGCTAATAATGTAATTCAATATAAAGATAATGATGGTAACCTTATTACCACCACCTCCTCAGCTACTCGTAGAGCATTAGAAGCCCAATTAGACCAAGCTATTACTCGTCAAACTACTATTAACACTAAAGTAGACGAATTAAACACTCAGTTATTTGATTATGAAACTGAAATTGTAGATATATCTACTAATAGTGAATTAGCAGGTGAATTAGGCCCACTCAAATATCTTTCAGGTTTAACAGGTGTTTCTATGGATAGAATTATTAACTGGTTACTTTTAGTAATTATCTTTGTATTTGATCCATTAGCCATCTCACTTGTAGTAGCAGCTAACTTTGCTTTTGCTCAATTACGTCCTAAAACTAAAGAAAATATCTATGGTGAAACTGTAGTAGTTGAGGAAGAACCTAAAGTTGAAGTCAAAATGAGTGGTGAACCATCATTATCCCCAGTATTTGAGGAAATGGTTAAACTTGATAAAGATTGGAAAATTCAAGATGATGAAAAAGAATATGATGAATTTGATTTAAACCAAGATGGCATTATTGATGAAAAAGAAGCCCAATTCCAAAAAGAAGTAGAAAATATAAAATCATCCCAAGTCTCTGCTTGGAGAAAAAATAAACTTATTTCATCTTTAAAAGAAAAAATGTTTGGAGATAAAGAAAATAGAATAACTTATTTTTAAAGATTTGGAGGCCCGAAAGGGCCTTCTTATATTTACGTGTTAATAAAAATAAAGGTCATGGAGGAAGAAATGTTTGAACAAATGATTGCTCAATACGAGGAACAAGAATTTGCTCGTTTAGAATTAGGAATCCCACAACACGTTTATGGTATTTAAGTTTGGCAAATACAAAGGTTATAAACTCGCAGATGTTGAGCGAATGGATCCCAACTACATCCGATGGGCCAAACAAAACGCCCCCAACCTTATCCCCAAGGTTCACCACAGAGCACAAGAAGCAAAAGAACTCAGTGAGCTAGACGAAATTAGTGATTATCATTCACTAAGAGACTTACGATATATTTTACAAAGGAACCCAGGAAACCTAGAAGATGCCTTTTAATTGCTTTTTAGATCCATTTATCACACAACCTGAGGAGGTTATTGCACAAGAGATTGCAAAACTCCAACCACTCAACTACAATAAGTTTATGTGGTGGAGAACCCACGCCCAAAAAGGTGCTCCATTAGGTAAACGTGCACCTCTAAAAGACCGCATTATAAACGGCGATTTTGATTTCTCATGCTATTATTGGCAAGCACAGAACGCTGCGTTACAAGCGCGTAAAAAACTGAATTTAACCACAGACGATTACCAATCGCAATACGAAAAAACAAGTGTTGACGTATCTCGTTATCGTCGTTTATTAGTTGATCACGAAAAAGAAGAAACTAATCGTTTAGAAGCTATTTATGATGCATTTACCACGGCCTTCAAAATTACTAAAGACGAACTTATTGACGAACTCTGTAATTGGACAGAAGATTTACTCTCATACTATGAATATTGTAATGAATTCAAATACCCAACCCCAGCTGAAAATCGTAAACGAGGGAGAGGGCGCCCTCGTAAATCGTAAACGTGGATTCCTAGAATGGATGGATTATATAAATAACGTCCATAGAGCTAACACAGGAGCAATGGATAATGCTTTGTCTATTCTAATAAAACAAGACTATGAAACTAGAAATAGGAAATAATCAAGGATACATCATCATAGATGATACTACAGGAAAAATACTAAGTGTAATGGTCCGTAATATTGTAGAAGGTAAATTCGATTTTCAAACCTTTTCTAGTTTTTCAAATAATAAAGATGGAACTCATCATGCTTTTAGTGGAGGGTGCTCAGCACACTCTATCCAACAAGAAGAAGATGAAGCATCAGCTGAAGAAAGAATGCTAATTATTATGCAAAATGGAAATACTGGAGAACATTATGACATTTTTGAAGAAAAGGATTAATTTTTATTTTTTTCTTAATATGTATACTTGACAACAAATACTAAAACTTATATTATTATGGCACTAACATGGCTTTTTGCTTTTAGATCTCAGGAGTCATCACCTTCTCCTGTTACTTCTGGGTACACTCAATTAACAGGTAGCTTAATGATTGCTACTTCTCCAACGTTAGCTAACTTAGATTCACCAACTGCTGGTCATCCTTGGGTTGCTGGTCCACAAGTTCCTAATGACTGGACTAACGACCAACAAATTGTAGCTTGGGCTTCATCTTCATTAGGTAATACATCTAACGTTGATGGTGAAACTGGAACTCCACGTGTTGGATTCTGGAGAGCTACTGATCCAACTGATACCTCACTTTTAGATCTTCTTAATAATGAAGTTCTTCCACAAATTGGAGGTATATACCCAAGAGTTACTTTAGCTCAAGCTTTAGCAGAGTTAGCAAGTAAGGGTGGATGGAGCAGTAAAGATACTGACATCAACCCCCATGAAGTTTCAAACGCATAAAGTTTATAATAGTATTTTGTAAAAACGAGGGGGGGTTTTAATACTTCCCCTTGTTTTATTTAAAAATTGGTTGTATATTTAGGGAAATAAAAAGTTATAATGATAAAAGTCAGTCACGAAACACCGTTATGTTTACTTGAGGACAGTCGTAAATTCAATGATTACGATTATTGTTTACCCCATTTACTGGATGAAGAACCAGCTTATCTAGAATATTTTTTAGAATCTAAAAAACAAGGGCGCTATGTTATTATGGATAACTCGCTTCACGAGTTAGGCCATGCTTACGATAGTGCCCGTTTGATGCATTGGATTAACGAATTACATCCTAATGAATTTATTGTTCCCGATGTTTGGGAAAACCGAGACGCTTCAGTGGTAAATGCTCGTAAATGGTCTCAAATTGAACTACCTAAAGGTGTTACTAAAGTAGCTGTAGTTCAAGCACAAACAATTCACGAAGCATCTACTTGTTATCAAACTTATAAAGATTTAGGGTATGGAAAAATCGCATTCTCATATGGGGCTAGTTATTATAACGATGTTGTTCCTCACCCTAATCGTGACCTTGGCAAAGCACTTGGTCGACTATCTGTTATCTCAGCGCTCTACAAAATGAAGGTGATTCACGATAATGATCGAGTTCATTTGTTAGGTTGTGCTGTACCACAAGAATTTGGTTGGTATAGAGGATTCAAGTTTATTGAATCAATCGATACGTCTAACCCAGTAATGGCTGCGTTAGAAGGTATTCGTTATAGTAATGCTGGTTTAGATGCTAAACCAAAAGCAAATATGAATGATTATTTTTATATGTTAAGTGATCAAGTTGATTACGATATATTAACAAATAACATTTATAAATTTCGTGAAATTAATGATTTGTAAAATGGAAGAAGAATACGTAAGTTTATTTGATTATTTAGGAAAACCAGCTGGTGAAAAGCTAGGTTATGAAGTAGCTGCGGCTGCTGGTAAAGCAGGAGAACCAACTAAAACTAAAATGGTTGCAAATGCAAAGTATAAGGGACCTGTAAATATGTTCCGTCGTGAATTTTTAACTGAATATTTTAACAACCAACAAAATGACTAAATTAATCCGCATCGAAACAGATTATCGCTACTATGAAGTAGAATTAACTGAAGCACAAGCAAAACGTATCAAAGAAAGTGAAGATGGTTTTGAAGAAGTATACGAAGAAGTAGTTGATAGTATGGAATGGTCCGATACTAAAGATGGTGGATTCGAATTTCAAATTAAAGAATAATAGCGTTTGCCTATACGCTTAAAATACCTGGCACATTAAATATTAATAATAAAACAAAAAATCATGCCCAAATTAACAAGAGTAGAAACAAATTACACTCACTATTCAGTAGAAGTTACTGAAGCCCAAGTACTAGAAGCTAAAAAAAGTAATAAACATTTTACAGAATTATTAGAATTAGTTCAAAATAATATGAAAATTTCTCGCCCAGTAGAGAATAAGGTAGAATATATTATTGAATAAAAAATAGCGTTTGCCTATACGCTCACAATACCTGGCATATTAAATATTTATATTAAACATGGCACAACATGCAGTAGTATCACTTTCAGGTGGTATGGATTCGAGCACATTGTTGCTCAAATGTATCAAGGAATTTGATACAGTAACGGCTTTGTCTTTTGATTACGGACAAAAACACCGAGTTGAATTAGAGCGAGCTCAATCATTAGTTGATTATTTAAAAGCTAGTGGTTACGATGTTCGTTATCGAGTAATCAAATTGGATGGTTTAACAGACCTGTTGAATTCTGCTTTAGTAGAAGGTGGAGATGAAGTACCTGAAGGGCACTATGCTGAAGAAAATATGAAAGCAACAGTTGTTCCTAACCGCAATAAAATCTTTGCTTCAATCACCCAGGCAGTTGCACTTTCAATTGCTGATAAGACAGGTGAAATGTGCGATATCGCAATGGGCATCCATGCAGGTGACCATGCAATTTACCCTGATTGTCGTCAAGAATTCCGAGACGCAGACGATTACGCTTTTAGAGTAGGTAACTGGGGTGCCGAAAATGTAAGTTATTTTACACCTTATCTTAAAGGTGACAAGTTTACTATTCTACAAGACGGACAAGAGTTGTGTGATTACCTTGAACTCGAATTTGATGAAGTTTACAAACGCACAAACACATCCTACAAACCTATCATACACTATTATCGCCCTGAAGCTAATGCTTGGAAATGGTATAGCGATTACAAATCAGCCTCTTCAGTAGAGCGTATTGAAGCGTTTTTGAAGTTAGGTCGTCCTGACC